GAAAGAAAATCATGATCGCTCAGGTTGCATCCGCCGGGAACATTCGTGGAAATCCGGTCTATGCCCTTAAGGACATCGGTCCTGTTCTCTTTACCCCTGAGGAAGCAGCCACACCTGAAACACTTCATGATCCCTCCCGCATGGATCCTAAATCCCGTAAGGACTGGTTTCAGTCTGAGAATGAGCGCGTAAAGCTTGAGGCGGCGCTCAGCCAGCTCGTCCCTGCTAATGAAGTACATCGCGAAATGGCCATGATGGCGAAGTCTGTTTTACAGGTACTGGATACATGGCCTGACAGGCTGGAGCGCGATCGGGGGTGGTCTCCCCATCAGATTTCCGAAGTACAAAGCATTGTTGATGAAATTCGAGAATCGCTGGCTACAAAGATCCGCAGTGCAGATATCGTCGAAGAGAGTGATTTATGACATACGCTTCAGCAGCTGACATAAGTAAGGACGTATCCGAACTATTTAAAGCTCCGCATCGAATGCCAGTAGCTGATGCGGTTAAACGCTACATGCGCGTGCCTATGGGCGGCGGCAGTTCACTACCCTGGGATGCGACGCTGACGCCCTATATTGTCGAACCCATGAATTGCCTGACGTCGCGCAATTTTGACGCGGTGGTTTTTGTCGGTCCTGCGCGGACGGGGAAAACGCTGGGTCTGATTGATGGCTGGATAACGTATTCTGTGGTCTGTGATCCAGCAGATTTTCTCCTGATACAGATGACAGAAGAGAAGGCGCGCGAACATTCTAAGAAACGCCTTGAACGCACTTTTCGCTGCAGCCCAGAGCTTCATAGCCGTCTCAGCCCACGCGCCAGCGATAATAATGTGCATGACCGGACTTTTCGCGCTGGCAACTACCTAAAAATTGGCTGGCCATCCGTCAGCATAATGTCCTCATCAGATTATCGATATGTTGCACTTACTGACTACGATCGCTGGCCCGACGATATAGGCGGTGAGGGCGATGGTTTTTCCCTGGCGTCCAAACGCACCACCACCTTTATGTCAGGTGGTATGACGCTGGTGGAAAGTTCACCCGGCCGAGATATCTGCGATACAAAATGGAAGGCCTCAACGCCACATGAAGCACCGCCTTCAACCGGCATCCTTTCTTTATATAACCGTGGTGATCGCCGCCGCTGGTACTGGCCCTGTCCACATTGCAGTGGATATTTTCAGCCGGAAATGGCCAATATGACTAACTATCGCGATCATGCTGATCCTGTACAGGCTAGTGAAGCGGTACGTCTACAGTGCCCGGCCTGTAAAGGGCTGATTGCCCCAGAGATGAAGCGAGAGCTGAACATCCGAGGGATCTGGTTGAGGGACGGTGAAGCCATTGATCGGGATGGGAAACTACGCGGAGAAGGGCGTCATTCCCGTATTGCATCCTTCTGGATGGAAGGACCTGCCGCGGCCTATCAGACATGGGCACAGCTGGTTTTTAAATACCTCTCTGCCGAACAGGAGTATCAGGCCACGGGCAGCGAAGAAACGCTCAAAGCCGTCATCAATACGGATTTCGGACGGCCTTATCTGCCTCGCACTGCAATTGATCAGCGCAAAGGTGAGCAGCTTGAGCTGCGCGCAGAAGAAATACCTAAGCGTGCGGTGGCGGATGGCGTGAGATTTCTGGTCGCAACCGTGGACGTGCAGGGCGGTCGCAATCGTCGTTTCGTCGTGCAGGTCACGGGTTACGGCAGTATGGGAGAGCGATGGGTGGTGGATCGCTACAACATCAGGCATTCACTCCGATGTGATGGTAGTGGTGAGTGTCTGCCTGTTGATCCTGCCAGTTACCCTGAGGACTGGGATTTGCTTTTGAGCGATGTTTTAACCAAGTCCTGGGTTATGGCTCATGATCCTGCAAAACGGATGTCACTGATGGCAATGGCCGTTGATTCCGGTGGTGAGGATGGTGTCACCGATAATGCCTATCGATTTTGGCGTAAATGTCGTCGTGATGGTCACGGTAAGCGTGTTTATCTTTTTAAAGGTGATAGCCACCTACGCGACAAACTTATTACACGAACATGGCCAGATAACACAGGACGCTCGGCTCGCCGTGCTAAAGCTGCAGGAGATGTTCCGCTTTATTTGCTGCAAACCAATGCGCTAAAAGACCGGGTAAATAATGCACTTTGCCGTGAATCACCCGGACCTAATTACATTCATTTTCCAGCATGGCTTGGGAGCTGGTTTTACGACGAGCTGACTTACGAAGAACGTGCGGTCAATGGCAAATGGCAGAAACCCGGTCGGGGCGCTAACGAAGGGTTTGATCTACTTGTCTATGCCGAGGCGCTGGTGATTCTACATGGCTACGAGAAAATCAAATGGCCGCATGCTCCCGAATGGGCCCGGCAGGAGACATGGATAACTAAGGAATACGTTAGTGCCATGCCTTCAAATGATCCTCATTCTGCAACATCTCCTGAGTCCGCTGTCACGCAAAAGAAGCGTGCAACTCAAGAAAACAATCCCTGGATAACATCAGGAGGGTGGCTATGAACCAGAGTGATATTGAAATCATGATCCGTCATTACACGGATGCTGAAGTTGCCGTTCTTGCGGGGAAAGTCGTCACGCTTAATGGTCAGTCCATGACAATGGAAAATCTTTCAGGCATTCGTGAGGGACGTAAAGAGTGGGAGCGCCGGCTGGCGAATCATCTTAAACAGTGCCGTGGTCAGGCCAGCTATCGCATAGCGAGGTTCTGATGTCGTTCATCGATAATGCAATAGGTGTGTTTTCACCGTCCTGGAAGGCCGCCCGATTGCGGGCACGTATTCAGATTCGCGCTTATGAAGCGGCTTTACCCACCCGCACCCATAAGGCTAAGCGTGAAAGCCGGTCGGCTAATCAAATGATTCAGGCTGGCGCAATATCCCTGCGCCATCAGGCGCGATCGCTCGATGCAAATCACGATCTGGTTATCGGTATTTTTGACAAACTTGAAGAGCGAATCATTGGTGCCAAAGGCATCATCGTAGAGCCTCATCCGCTTTTGAAAGATGGCTGTGTGGCAACGGATTTTGTCAAAGCCATTCGGAAGAAATGGGCTGAGTGGTCGCTCTGTCCAGACGTGACAGGGGAATATTCACGCCCCGTGCTGGAACGTCTGATGTTAAGAACCTGGCTGAGAGACGGAGAGGTGTTTGCTCAGTTAGTGAGTGGCAACAGCGCAGGCTTAAATGCCGGAGGCGGGGTGCCTTTCTGGCTTGAAGCCCTGGAGCCTGACTTTGTGACGATGAATTCAGATCCCGCTGTTGGGCTCATTCAGGGTGTTTACCTGAGTGACTGGGGCAAACCGAAAAGATATCAGGTATATAAAAACCTCCCCATCAGTGGATTGCTGTCTGAGACCAAAGAGGTTTCAGCAGAAGCCATGCTTCATCTTAAATTCACCAGGCGCCTGCATCAGGTCAGAGGCAATTCCATTTTGTCCGGGGTTTTAATGCGCCTGAGTTCACTTAAAGATTATGAAGAAAGCGAGTTAGTGGCAGCCCGCATTGCTGCAGCTCTCGGAATGTATATCAAAAAGGGGGATGGTCAGGATTACTCAGAAAGTGTGAACGACGTTAATGAGCGTGAACTCACCATCCAGCCCGGCATGCTGTATGACGATCTACGTCAGGGTGAAGAAATTGGCATGATCAAATCAGACCGCCCCAATGCCAACCTTGAATCATTTCGAAATGGCCAGCTGAGAGCGGTGGCTGCTGGGGCGCGGCTCAGCTTTTCAAGTACAGCACGAAACTACAACGGTACTTATAGCGCGCAGCGCCAGGAGCTGGTGGAGTCTACTGATGGTTACCTCATTCTGCAGGACTGTTTTATTGCTGCGGTAACCCGCCCGACCTTTCGCGCATGGCTTAAACAGGCGGTTGCCGCAGGCGTAATTAAACCTCCTTCTGATATCGATATGTCCACGCTTTACGATGCCGTTTACTCTGGACCCACCATGCCCTGGATCGATCCTGTTAAGGAGGCGACAGCGTGGAAGATTCAGATTCGGGGAGGGGCTGCAACAGAATCCGACTGGGTGCGTGCATGTGGAAAAAATCCAGATGAAGTGAAGCGTCGGCGCAAAGCAGAAGTAGATGAAAACGCTAAAGAAAGACTGGTGTATGACACCGATCCGGCCAATGACAAAGGAGTTAATGGTGACAGAAAAAACGATGACAGCCCCGCACCTGCAAGCCCGATCGAACAGGACTGAATCCTGGTTCAGGATGAAGGCGCAAACGGGCGAAAACGCAGACATTTATATCTACGACGAAATTGGATTTTATGGGGTAACAGCTAAGCAGTTCGTGAGTGATTTACAGGCGTTGGGAGAAGTAAAACATATCAATCTTCACATCAATTCGCCCGGCGGCAGCATCTTCGAGGGCATCGCTATCTTTAATGCTCTCAAATATCACCCGGCCTCCATCACAGTTCATATTGATGGTGTTGCCGCTTCAATGGCATCGGTCATCGCCATGGTGGGTAATACGGTCATTATGCCAGCTAACAGTTTCATGATGATCCATAAACCGTGGGTGGTGGCAGGCGGTGATGCGGATGACATGCGAGATTATGCCGACCTGCTTGATCAGACTGAGGCCGTACTCATTCCCGCTTATACATCAAAAACCGGCCTTGATCCTGAAGTGATAGCGGGAATGTTAAAAGAAGAGACCTGGATGGATGGGGCCCAATGTGTCGCGCTGGGCTTTGCTGACCAATTGGTGTCCGCCGTTCAGGCAATGGCGCGTATCGATTCAAAACGTATTGAGGAGTTTGAAAAAATGCCAGAAAGTCTTCGTAACATGCTTATGCATCCCCAAAACAGCCTCCCCCGTGAGCCATCATTGCCTCAGCGTCCGGAGATTGAATCGGCAATTCGTGAGCAGATTTTTGAGGAACAGCGTATTCGTGCTTGTGCACTTACCGACTTGTTCGGGATGTTTGGCGAAAAGTATCAGGTTTTACAGGCGGAATGCATCGCCGATCCAGCCTGCACGCTTGAGCTGGCCCGTGAAAAGCTGTTAACCGAAATGGGCAAACACAGCACACCTTCCAACAAATTTTCAGCATCGCACATCTATGCTGGTAACGGTAATTTCACCGGGGATGGCATCCGGCAGGCCATCATGGCGCGTGCTGGTTATGAAGTGCATCAGCCTGACAACCCCTACAATGCTATGACCCTGCGCGAACATGCTCGCCTGTCGCTGACTGAGCAAGGCTTCGGTGTGGCAAGTTATAATCCGGTACAAATGGTCGGTCTGGCCTTTACGCACAGCACATCCGATTTCGGTGACATCATGCTGGATGTTTCCTACAAATCCATTCTTCAGGGCTGGGAAGAATCGCCTGAGACGTTTGGAGAATGGACCAAAAAGGGGCAGCTATCCGATTTCAAAATTGCGCACCGTGTGGGACTGGGTGGTTTTCCTTCCCTGCGTCAGGTTCGCGAGGGGGCGGAATACAAATACGTCACGACGTCTGATAAGCAGGCCACGATTGCACTGGCAACCTACGGTGAACTGTTTAGTATCACCCGTCAGGCCATTATCAATGATGATTTAAGCATGCTGACTGACGTACCTATGAAACTCGGCCGAGCGGCAAAAGCGACTGTTGCAGATCTTGTTTACGCGATTCTGACTACGAACCCGACGCTTTCCACCGATAACGTGCCGCTGTTTGACAAGGCTCGCCATATCAACGTGCTGGAAAAAGCGGTGATCCTTATGCTGACCCTCAGCAAGAATCGAGGAGCCAGTATGTTATCGAACAACTGGCAGAACTGAATGACGTGATCGCGCGGTTCATTCTCGCGGTGCCGACTGAAACTGATGGGCTATATTGCCCCGGGCGTATCATGCTTGCCGACCTTTGCCCGTGGAAATACCGATCCGATGATTGTGGTTATAAAGGGGCCTTTATGGCTGATGAAGCAGGTAATCCTGTGACAGACATGGCTCATGATCACTGCTCTAAAACGCCTGATGGTTGCCGTCTGAGAAAAAATATCGCCCGTTTCGGCGGTTTCTTATCAATAAATCCCTTTTCCCAGTGACACACAAATTCGCTGAATCTAATGTACCCGATTATCTCTATGAGTCGATATTGGCACATGCTCAAGCCAGTAGACCTCAGGAGTGCTGCGGTCTGGTCATCCGTACACACCAACACTGTCGCTATATTCCCTGCACAAACTTTGCCGCCAGTCCTTGCCAGAACTTCGTTATCTCTCCGGAAGACTTCCTGCATGCGACGACAAATGGAGAAATTCTGGCACTGGTCCATAGCCATCCTGAAGGACCCAGTTCACTGAGCGAGGCAGATAAAACGACTCAAAGGCTCAGCAACTGTGACTGGTGGCTGGTTTGTGAAGACACCATTCATTGTTTTGGAATTGAATATGACGATTAAAAATAAATACTCTCCTGATAAATCCGGTGCTGTGCGTATCCGCCTGTATGGCAATCTTGCCCGTTTTGGTCAGCGTATTGACCTGCACGTCAGTACTGCAGCAGAAGCGCTGCATGCAATGGTGATGCAGTCCGGTGAGTTCAGGCGGCAGTTCAGTGAAGGGCTTTATCAGGTGCGTATCGCTGGCAACGATCTGAATACGGACAGTCTACATGCCCGCCTGCATGAAAAGCTCCATGCCGGGGCCGTTGTTCATCTGGTTCCCAGGCTTCAGGGGGCCTCACGGGGGGGATTGCTTCAGCTTTTTGCGGGTGCCGCGCTCATCGCCGCCTCATTCATACCCGGCCTGAATGCGTTCGCCTGGACAGTCGGTGCGACAACGCTTTCACTCAGCGGGGCGGCGTTCTCGCTGGGGGCCAGCCTGATGCTTGGCGGGGCAGCGCAGCTGCTTGCCCCCCGGCCCCACAGTAGCGACGGTAAAAAGAAATCGAGTACCTGGTTTTCAGGCATGGATAACATGACAGCACAGGGCGAGTCTGTTCCCGTATTGTACGGTGAACTGAGAATAGGTTCTCGAGTGATTTCTCAGGATATTGCCACCAACGATACCAGCAGTGGCGGCAAAGTGATTGTCATTGAGCAATAAATCAGTCTCGTAAATTCAGTTTATAACCAGACGGAAAAAAGTTATGGGCATATTTCATCATCATGCATACACGCCTCGAGACAACCCTGACAATCTCCGTTCCTCTCAATTGTTATCTGTCATAGACGTTGTAAGCGAGGGGCCGGTTGAGGGGCTGGTTGACGGTTTGAAAAGCGTATTGGTTAATGGCACATCCGTTTTAGCACCAGATGGTAAGGTCAATGTTCATGGCGTCAGCATGGGATTTAACGTTGGAACTGTTGATCAGTCATCAATGAAAGGATTTGAATCTACAAGTAAAGAAACCCTCATTAATGCAGACATTACTAAAAAGAGTGATGTCACCCGCACGTTATCGGGGAAAAACATTGACCGTTTACGTATAACGCTGGGTGTTCGCCAGCTGTTCTCCATTAATAAAAAAGGCGAAACGGAGGATGCATCCGTTACCCTACAAATCCTGATAAAGGAATGTGCAGAGTATAAAGTTTATAAAAAGATAAAGGTTACAGGCCGTACACATGAACCCTTTGCATTTTCTGTCACGCTTGAGAATTTACCAGCTGGCTCATTTGACGTCAGAGTCGAACGTTTAACGCCCGACAGTGAAAATACTCGCCTGCTCAATAAGACATTCTGGTCCGGCTATACCGAAATAACCGATATTCAACAATGCTTCCCCAACACGGCTGTTATTGGCTTAAAAATTGATTCTGAAAGATCTGGCAATCAGCAGGCACAACGTAACTATCACCTGCGTGGTCGCATTGTAAAAGTGCCTTCGAATTACGATCCGGTTAATCGGGTATATAAAAAAGGCATCTGGGACGGTGAGTTCAGGGAGGCATGGACGGATAATCCGGCATGGTGTCTGTATGACTTACTGACCCATCCCCGCTACGGTTTGTTTAAAAACTCTGCCATCGCATACGTTGATAAGTGGTCACTTTATAACATTGGGCGCTATTGCGATGAGAGTGTGAAAGATGGTTTTGGCGGAGAAGAACCTCGTATCCGTTGCAATGCCTGGCTCACCGAGCAGAGAAAAGCGTTTGATGTCATCAGAGACTTCTGCGGCATGATGCGCTGTATGCCGGTCTGGAATGGTCAGCAGCTGACATTTATTCAGGATGCCCCTTCCAAAACCATCTGGACATACACAAATGCGAATGTTGCAGGCGGCCAGTTCCACTACAGCTTCAGCGCCCTTAAAGATCGCCATAACGCCGTTGAGGTTCGTTTTATCGACCCTCTAAACAACTGGCAACCCACCATCGAACTGGTAGAAGATCATGATGCCATCACGCGGTATGGCCGCAATCTGCTTAAAATTGATGCCTTCGGCTGCACAAGTCGTGGGCAGGCGCATCGCACCGGATTATGGATAATTCAGACTGAAATACTTGAGACTCAGACCGTCGATTTTTGTGTGGGTGCGGAGGGGTTGCGCCATATTCCCGGTGATATCTTCGAAGTCTGTGATAACGATTATGCCGGTACAGCTTTGGGCGGGCGGATCCTTGCTGTCAGTCTTGAGAGAAAACAGGTCACACTTGACCGGGCCGTGACTATACCCAATGAGGGGACGGTTACGATGAATCTTATAGACAGTACTGGCATGCCTAAAAAGGTTATCGTGACAGGACAGTCAGAGCCCAATTGCGTCGCTGTGGCTGAGTTGCCAGATGGCATAGCACCAATGAGTGTCTGGGGGCTTAAATTGCCAGCATTGCGTCAGCGTCTTTTTCGATGCATCGCGATACGTGAAAGCGATAATGGCGGATACGCTGTTACCGCACTTCAGCACAGTCCTGATAAAGCAGCCCGCGCGGACAAGGGCATGCACTTTGACGAGCCGCCAGCCAGCGAACGCGCCACGTTGCCACCGGCTGTTCAGCATCTCTGCGTGACGTTCAACATGGAGGGTGGAAACATTACCGCCAGGGCCCGGTGGGAGTTGCTGCGAACTGTCGTCAGCGCCCATTTCGAAATCAGAGTGACCCGCGGAAATGACGATACCGGGCAGATCGTGACGGGCCAGAGACTGGATAAGCCAGAATGCATATTTACTTTTCCTGGCCCCGGGTGCTATTGCGTCACCGTTTGTTCAGTGAACGCTGTTGGACAGAGAAGCGATCCGGTTTCGGTGCTGGTGGGGGTGAAAGCCCCCGATTCACCTGTTCAGATTAACGTCACCCCGGGATATTTCCAGGTCACGCTTGTTCCTTACCAGCACATTTATGAAGCAGCAATCCGGTTTGAATTCTGGTTCTCCACTGTCCGGCTTAAGGACCCTCAGCAAGCAGACTCTGAAGCGCAATATCTCGGGGAAGGAACCAGCTGGATTAAAGATGGACTTAAGCCCGGTACAGAATCATGGTTTTATATCCGCAGCGTCAACGCCATCGGTAAATCACCTTTTAT